CTGTGACGGGGCTTACGTCGACGACGTTACCACGAGGTGGCAGCGTCGACGTCGTCGTCCAGGCACAGGACGTGGGTGCCACCTACGCCCAGATCGGCACCGGGACGCTAAACTTCTTTGTGCTGGGTCGCATCCCCGGCGTCAGCGTGCGTAATCCGCCGGACTGGCTCACGAAGTACGATGGTCAGAGCGGCACCGACGACGAGGCTGACACGGCGCTGCGGGCACGCAACCTCGCCAACTGGGAGGTGCCTGCGGGATCGTCGGCAGATGACTACAAGACGTGGGCCGTGGACGCGACGGCGAGCAACGTCGCAGCAGCTGACAGGGTGACGCGCTGCAACGTCTACACAGGCAGCAACATCTTCGACCCCGGCCTCGTCCAGGTCGTCATAGCGTCGTCGTCTGGGGCTGTCGGCGGTAGCGTCGTGACGCAAGTTCAAGACTACATCGCGCCCGAGAAGGTCGGCGGTTTCCGAGTGCCCGAGACTGTCAAGGCAGTCGTGTCGTCGGCCTTCACCATCAACGTCGCCGTGATAGCGACGATCAAGGTCCAGTCGACGTTCAACACGGCGGCTTTTCAGGCGCAGGTAGTCGCCAATGTCCAAGCGTACTTCGCTGATCTGCCGATCGGCGGCCTTGTCAGCGCAGAGCGCGTTATCGAAGTCTTGCTGTATCAGGCTGGCGTGGGCGCTGGCATCATCGTCGACGCGACGGTGGTGTCGCCGGGCAGCGATCTTCAGTTCGGACCCCTACAGGTCCCTGTCCCGTCGCCGATCACGCTGACATTCATCAGCGTCTAAGCAGACTTTGGCTGTGTCGTGTACGCTTCGACGGCGAGGACGACGTCGTCCAGGCGACGGAGCGGCTCCCTGGCGTCGGCGTGCTGCTGCCCGAGCGCGAAGGCGGCGATGTGGGCGGCCTCGTGACCGCACGGCATCAGCGTCGAGGCGACGTCGTTCTGCTGCATCTGCCGAGCGTAGCCCGCGCAGTAGGAAGCGTAGACGTCGAGGTTGGTCGTCTCGGCGATGGCGCGGTGGATCTCGTCGAGGCGAAGCTGTAGGTGTTTCTGACGTTTGGTGTGTTTGGTTGGCTTCTTAGCAGACATACGAAAGACTCCTGTTGATTGAAGCACTTACGATACATCATCCGTCTGATGATGTCAAGCGATTGTAGCAGTCATGATCTCTGCGACGAGACAGTCGAAACTCATCGTGAGCTTGTCCAAAGGCACTCTGATAGAATCGTCGCCGCAGACAAAGCGAAAGCTGGATGCCTCCATGATCTTGGCCCGACCCTCTGCATCTGCACAATCGACAGCGTCCATCGTGGGTTCGACGATGTGTCGGTAGCGGACGAAGGGCAGAAGTAGTTTGTAGGGCTTGTTGTGCGCCTGCGCCGACCGGACAGCAGCGAAGCACCGAGGCCCGAGATCCCAAGCAGCATCAGGCCCCGATGGGATTGACATGGTCTCGACATTAACACGATGTCATCCTCTCGTCAAGACACCTTCTACCATGCCCTCGCAGGACACGCTCACTTACGCATCTCTCTGCGCCCAGATCCTCCAGAAGCCGTGCTTCTCCGGTCCGGCTGGCGCCGACTACCAGACCGTCATGGGCGGCAACATGGACGTCGAGCTCGACAGGCTGTACTGGGCCAAGGAATGCCAGTGGCCGTCGGAGACACCTGCGGACGCCCTCTACTACCTCGCCAATGAGCGCGGCCTAGAGCGCGTCATCCTGATCGGCACTGGCGGCACGATGGAGAACGAGCTCCTGCACCGCGACCGCCTCAAGCACGCCTGGTCGCTGTGGGCCGTGTCGGGGTCGCAGCAAGGTCACAAGGATGAGCTCAGTTGGTGCGGCCTCACTGCTGTGCAGGTTCTTCGTCGTGTCGACTTCTCGTCGCCGCCGCCTGTAGGTAGTGATTATGTCAGGGCGTTTGCATTGCAGGTGTGGTCGCAGTTTGACATACTTATACGGCAACCTATGCCAATTCAAGAGCTTCTGTGGGGAGGTGGGTGGCACTATGGCGACGGTAGCACCTGGGGTACGACATTGACGCTACCAGAGATACAGCAGCTACGTAGACTTGTACGCGACCACAAGAGCGCACATGATACCTGCACCTACTTTTGGCTACAATTCTCTACAGGGCCTCTGTGGGGTACGTTTTTGTGGGGCTCAGGTGTGGTCTATGGTGGGACAGGTCCGGCAGTGACGGGCATTGTATGCGGTGAGCCCCAATGGGAAGTTCTGTCCTACATGTAGTTATGGGCCGTACAGTTCTAAAAAAGGTACCAAGCTAGCATTGCACAACGCCGCCAGGCCAGGACGCCCTATCGCCGCCGTCATGAGGGCCTGATACTGCGACACCGTCGTGACGGTCTTGCCTTGCCACTTCTTCTGCACCTGCTGTAACCCGTCGACGATGTCAGGACCAATACGATACACTGGCGGCGACAAGTTGCCGTCGGTGGTGAAGGTGCTGACGCCCTGCATGCCGAGCTGATAGGGGTGGTTCTGCGTCGTCCGTGACGTCATCTCGGCGACGAGCCACGCCACGGCGACGCTGCTGTCGATGTTGGGGTCGGTGGTACCGAGGGCAAGCAGTGGTCCGCCGTAGACTATAGGCGTCGACGGCGTCGTGTTGGAGACGAAGACGGGGCTGCCACGACGATTTGACTTGTAGAGCGGCCCCATCGCGTTGCAAGCCGCGACGTAAGCGGCACGTCCCGTACCGTCGATCTGGTCGGTGATGATGACGAGGGGAGCGTTAAAGGCCGACGCGAAGTCGTCGACCTCGCTCTCGTTCACAAATCGATCCGCTGTCGTGCCGTAGACGGCGACGAGGGGCGGTCCCTTGAAGTTGGAGGCGGTGACGGTATGCTGGAGAACGTCGTCGCCTGCACTGTTGCCTGAGTACAGTCCGGGGTAGTATTCGGTGTGCATATTAGAGGGTGCGGTAGCGCTTGACATGCTGAGCCTAGCGTGGTAGACATGAACAATGCTTGAACTTGTCGGGGCTGCGGCCCTCGGTTGTGCGTGTTGGAGTGCTGTAAAGTGGCTGGGCGGCATCGTCGTCAGGGCGTCGCGTCGAAGCGTGGCTGAAGACGTGGCATGGCGTCGTCGAGTGGGTGCGCCCATCTTCGATCTTGCCGGCAACGTCTTAGAAGACGAGATGGAAGCGAGCTTGCACCGCGTCGCCCAGCCCATCGAGATCGCCGCCAACAGGCTGTCGCCGCTAGGTTTCGTCGTCATGTCGCTGCGACTCAGCGACGAGGTCGCTCAGCGGTTGAGCGCCGAGCACTACAAGCAGGTCGTCGCTGTCGTCGAGGTAGCGGCGGATCGACTCAGCGGCGAGCTTGTTGGTTGTGCTGGTTGTGGCGGCTTCGGCGGCGTCCACACTGCGGCGTGTTCGTCGTGGGGTGACATGCTGGCAATGGATCAGGATGAGATGCTGTGTGAACACAAAGTGGATCCCCAGCGAGAGGATACCTAAGACATGCTACTCCTCGACGACATCAAATCGCAGACGATACCGCCACGCTGCCTCGACGCCAAGAAGCTGCTCATAACCGGTCCCGTCGGCGTCGGCAAGACGACGATCGCTAAGGCATTGGCCGCACGGGCGATGGGTATAGAAGCGTTGCTTGTCTCCCCTCACAAAGGACATGCAGACATAGAACAATTCTCAGATGTAACCTCATCGTTCCCCTTCGACTTCTTCCATATCAACGGCGGCGACGACGGCATCGACCGTATTCGCGAGCTCGCCGCCGCGTCGATGCAGTCGCCATCGGACCCGCGCTGTCGTTGCCGTGCCTTCATCATCGACGAAATCCATGCCCTGCCTGACAAGGCTGTCCAGGCGCTGCTGCTGCCGCTTGAACGCGACACTGTGAACCTGTGGATCGCCTGCACCTCGCGGCCACGCGGCCAGCTCGACGCCGCCCTGCGGTCAAGGTTCAGCTGCCATCTAGAGCTCGGCGCCGCCGACGTGGCGGCTGTGCTGACGGGACGTGGTGTGGGGGGCGCTGAGGCCGCTGCCATTGCGAGGCAGGCGCAGGGCGATCTACGGCTGGCGCTCGGCGGTGGTGCAGCTGGCGACGCCATGCAGGAATCACTAGTCATCATGACGGCGCAGGGGCCGCGATTCCGCGGCGACGCCCGGCGGCTGCACAGCCTGGCGATCAGGTCACCCTTCGCCGTCCAGGCCGCGATTCTAGACGCTTTGCTTGATCATCCTGACGCCCACGTCGTCATGACAGGGACCCTCTCGCAGAGAAACGACATCGCCGCCCACCAGCTCCTCGCGGCGGCGAGGAAAGCAAAGCTACTATGAGCACCATCAATCTAATCCACGACGGCAAGGCACTGCTGCGCTTCAACCACAACGGACGTACCTACATCGTCTGTCCCGACAGCGGCGACTTCGAGGTCGACGTGACGTGGCCCGTATTTCGCGATGGTGGCGGACGTCGCGAGGT